CAAGCGGGCCAAGCCCTAGGCACCTAGGCCGCGTGACGTAACAACACGCGTTAGGCATCACATACCCGCAGCGCTTTCTCCAACCGGCACGCCGTCGCCGGTCAATCGCTATGCGCAAGTCAACTCGCTGCGTTGTGGGTGCGTCATACTTGGCGGGAATAGCGAAAGACGGCACTAACCATCGTAATGCGGCGGGGCCGCTTATAAATATGGGCAAGCGGTATGAGTGAAGCCACGGCAGGGCCGGGGTCGCCTCTAAACGCAAAGCAATTAAGGTTCGTTGAGGAATATCTCACGGATTTGAACGCAACGCAGGCGGCAATCCGGGCGGGATACAGCGAAAAGACGGCCTATTCTCAGGGCCAACGATTGTTGAAGCATGTTGAAATTTCGCGTTTGATAGCGGAATCGCGTGAGGCAACGTCAGAGCGGCTACAGATCACGCAGGACTACGTCCTGACGTCGATCATGGACGCAATGGAGAGGTGTAAGCAGTCAGAGGCAGTTCTGGATCGTAGCGGTAAGCCTGTCATGGTCGAGACGCAGGACGGCACTATGACGCCAGCATACACATTCAATGCGTCTGGCGTGTTCAAGGGCGCAGAATTGCTAGGCAAGCATCTAGGCATGTTCGCGGGCGAGAGCGGCGGTGGCGATAATGTGGCCGACGCGCTGCGCGAGATTGCAGGAAAGCTGCCGGGGTGAGCGTCCTGCTCAATCGGCAAATGGCCAGATGGTATGACCTAATCGACATTCCAGCGCAGGTTGCCTTGCGTGACGATGATGTGCGGTTCAAGGTTGTGCCTGCCGGCCGACGTTCGGGAAAGACTGAGCGGGCAAAGCGGTTCGTTGCCAAGCAGGCGATGAAGAACGATGCGGAGTTGTATTTCTGCGCTGCGCCAACGCGGGATCAGGTCAAGAAGATTTTCTGGGACGACATGAAGGCGATGACGCTTTCATCAACCCACACAAAACAGCCAAGCGAGTCCGACCTCAAGATATTCATGCCCAACGGGTCTGAAATCCACATGATCGGGCTTGATAAGCCGCAGCGTATCGAGGGTATCCCTTGGACGGGCGGCGTGATTGACGAGATTGCGGACGTTAAGGAAACTGCATGGCAGGCTAACATCTTGCCCGCGCTAAACACCGTGTCGCCCCTGCGCCCTGATTATCGGGCGTGGTGCTGGCTTATCGGTGTGCCTGACGGCCTGAACCACTATTACGAGATGTACCAATACGCGATGACATCGGGTGACGCCGACTGGAAGGCGTATCACTGGAAGTCATCGGACATTCTGCCAGAGGACGTGATTGCCGCAGCCAAGCGGGTCATGTCCAAAAAACAGTTTCAGCAAGAGTTCGAGGCCAGCTTTGAAACGGCAACAGGCCGCATCTATGAGGATTACGGACCTGCCAACTATACGACGGCAGAGATTGACCCGCATGAACAGCTTTGCTGGATGCACGACCAGAACTTCACCCCGCTTTCATCGGCTATCGGTGTGGTTAGGGATGATGCGCTTTACCTGCTGGACGAGATTGTGCTGATTAGCGCCATTTCTAGGCAATCTGCGCTAGAGTTTGTTGAGCGATACAAGGGCCACAAGAACAAGACGGTTTTGATCTACGGCGACCCTGCCGGACGCGCTGGCGAAAAGCACGGCCACGCATCGGACTATACCGACATCGAAGACGTGCTGCGGTCAAACGGCTGGACCTTTCGCCGCAAGGTGGACAAGGCCGCGCCTGCCATTAAGGACCGACAGAACGCAGTGCGGGCCAAGATATGCGCAGCGGACGGGCATCGCAGCTTGTTCGTGAACCCCAAGAAGGCACCGACTTGCGACAAGGGCCTAGCAACGGTCCAGCTGCAAGGCGGGTCAACGTTCCAAGAAGACCAGAAGAACGACAGTCAGCACATCACGACGGCCATCGGATACATGATTTACCGCGAGTGGCCAATTCGCAAGCCGCTTGCTTCGCCCCAAATCAACTTCGCCTACTAGGAAAGGGGTGACATGCCTGTTAATTCCACGCACCCCGCTTACGACGCCAGCCTGACCGCATGGCGGCGCAACCGTGACGCAGTATCCGGTCAAGACGCTATCAAGCGCGGCGGCGACCGTTATCTGCCACGCCCCAACGCAGCGGACACCAGCGCCGAGAACGTTGCCCGATATGATCGTTATTTGCAGCGGGCATTGTGGTATGCCGCCCCAGAGCGGACAAAGCAGAGCCTAATCGGCAGCGTGTTCAGCAAGGGGCCAGAGATCAAGGAAATCCCCAGCCAGATCGATTATCTGGACGAGGATTGCGACGGGGCCGGGCTTTCGCTGGACCAGATGGCGAAGCAGATCATCGGTGAACAACTCGAGGTGGCTCGAGTAGGCGTGCTGGTGGACTATCCGTCGTCTGCTGACGGGGCATCGCTAGAGGACGTGCAGCGGCTTAACCTGCGTGCCACGTTCGCAGCATACAGCGCCGAGACGATCATCAACTGGGATGACATGAAGGTAGGCGGCAAGCGTATGCTGTCGCTGGTTGTGCTGGCTGAGACTGAGAACGTGCCGCTGGACCGGTTCACATACGAGGCCAAGAAGCGTTTTCGGGTTCTGACGCTAGAGGACGGCCTTTACGTCCAGCGCCTCTACGACGAAAGCCTGAACCAGATCGGCGACGACATTGAGCCGCGCATGTCGAACAAGGCACGCTGGACGCGCATCCCGTTCGTCATCATCGGGGCAGAGACTAACACGCCAGAGATTGACCAGGCCCCGCTAACGCAGCTTTGCAATCATGCGATTGCCTACTGGCAGACCAGCGCCGATCACCGCGAAAATCTGTATATGCACGGGCAACTGACGCTTGGTATCTCGTCGGATCTGTCGGTGGAGGATTGGCAGCTTGCCAACCCGTCCGGCGTAACCGTGGGCGCTCCTACTGGCGTTTTTCTGGGGGCCAACGGATCGTTTCACACCGCGTCCGCGCCTGAATCGTCGTCGCTATCCACAGCGCTGCAAGACCTGCGCGAGGAAATGGCCGAACTTGGGGCGCAGATCGTCACCAAGGGCAGCAACGCGCAAACGGCAGAGGCCGCACGCATCGACGCAAGCGCGGAATCGTCTGTGCTGTCCAGCGTGGTCGGCAACGCGTCAGAGGGCCTAGAGGCGTGTCTGGAATGGGCCGCGATGTTCATGGGCGGCGACCCGGTAAAGGTCATGTATACGCTCAATAACGAGTTCTATTCCGTCACATTGACCGCGCAGGACCGCTTGGCGCTGCAAGGCGAACTGGATCGGGGCCTGATTGCCACGTCGGACTATCGCCGAATGCTGCGCAAGGCAGACATCATCGACCAGACGCGCACGGACGAGAACATTGACGGCGAAGTCGAAGCGGCGGGACCAGCATTAGGGGCGCTGTAAATGGAAACGGCGAACGAAATGCTTTTGGACGCCGCAGTGCGTCACAGCATCGACCTGACGCGATACAGCAACGGCACCGTGCGCAAGATCATCGCGCTACTGAATCGCAGCGATGCGGACATCGTGGCGCAACTGCAAGCCATCGACAGCGATGGGTTCACCAAGAAGCGGCTGGAAAAGCTGCTGACCGAACTGCGGATCATTAACCGAGATGCCTACGACCTGATTGAACGCGAGTTGACCGCCGAACTGGCCGCACTGGCTGACTATGAGGCTGGGTTTCAGGTACGCGCTATCCAGTCGGCGCTACCGATCGAACTGGCTATCGTGCAGCCAACGGCGGCGCAGGTCTACGCGGCGGCAATGGCGCGGCCCTTCCAAGGGCGGATACTCAAGGACTGGGGCAAAGACCTAGAGGCCAGCGCCTTCGCCAAGGTGCGCGATGCCATCCGCATCGGCTTTACCGAAGGCGAGACGATTGACCAGATGGTGCGCAGGGTGCGCGGCACGCGGGCGCGGAACTACGCAGACGGGGCGTTGCAGATAAGCCGCCGCAATGCGGAGAGCGTTGTTCGGACAGCGGTGACGCATACCGCCAACGCAGCGCGGCAAGAGACGTATGCGCAGAACAAGAGCGTGGTTGATAAGGTGCGCTGGACCAGTACACTCGACGGCAGAACAACTTTGGTCTGCATGGGCCGCGACGGTGTGACATACCCCGTTGACAGCGGGCCCCGCCCACCGGCGCATTTCGGGTGCAGGTCCACGACAGTGCCTGTGGTGAAAAGCTGGCGCGATCTTGGCTTTGACATTGACGAGCTGGACCCAGCGACACGCGCAAGCATGTCAGGCCAAGTCCCTGCGACCGAGACCTACGGTTCATGGCTGAAAAAGCAGCCTGCCGAATTTCAGGACAACGTGCTAGGCGACACCCGCGCCGACCTGTTCCGCAAGGGCGATCTATCGGTTGACCGCTTCACAGATTCAAAAGGCAGCGAGTACACACTGGACCAGCTACGCGCCCGCGAACCAAAGGCTTTTAAACGTGCAGGGTTGTGACTATATTGGCGGGGAAGGAGACCGCCATGAACCTAACAAGCATTCCCGACGCAGCTTACCACGCGCTTGGCCAGCTTTCGCCTTATGAAAGGCAGGTTGATAATTTCCGCGCTGCCCGCCAGACGATGGACCCTCTTTCTTTGCGCGATAATGGCTGGAATCGATTGAAGTCAATACACGTCCCAGTGTTGAAGCATGGCACTCGCTGCACTTGCGAAGAAGATGCTATTCTGGCCGAGGTAAGACGGCTTCGGGGGCGAATTGATGAAATGCGTTCGAGCAGATGGCGTGTTGATCCAGATAAGCACGACAGCGACGCATATATGACCGCACGCGGTTTTGACTGACGACAAACCCCAACGCCTGCGATTAATCCAAGGCGGCCCTGCCAATGACGGCAAGGCCGCGCCGAAGCGATACCGCGCGGCCAAGCCGGGGCAGATTGAACAGCTAACCTGCCGCGTATGCGAGGCTGACACGGGCATAGCAACGTCGCTTGGCGTCTACGCGATACAGTCGCCCATGTGGAAGGCTGGCAAGGTCACAGGCGGCACCAAGGCGATGTATTGCCTGCACTGCATGGTGCGCGGCGTAACGACGAAGCTAAGCACCTAACCACCACCCCATTACCGACCGTCACGCCCTGCATCCTGCGGGGCCTTAGGCGTTCACTCACGCGCATCCGGGCAGGGCCTAGGGCGCAACATCCAGAGGATGCACCATGACCGACGACGAAAAAGCCGCAGCCGAAGCAGCCGCCGCCGCAGCAGCGAAAGCAGCCGAGGGCAAGACGTTCACGCAGGCCGATGTTGACGCACTGTTGGCAGGCCTCAAGGCCAAGAACGCCGAACTACTTGGCGAGACCAAGGCAGAGCGGGCCAAGCGTGAAGCCCTAGAGGCCACGCAGGCCGAAGCCGAAGCCGAACGCCAAAAGAAAGCGGGCGAGTATCAGGCCCTCTACGATGGCGAAGCGGCGAAGCGCAAAGAGACAGAACAAGCCCTGTCGGAGCTGCGCGGAACCATCGCCAAGAACGCAGTCGAGAGCGCAGCTAACGGCGTGGCGTCGGAACTGACCCGCGACACGAAGCGGGCCGCACTCATTGCAAAAGAGGTCGCAGCCTTCGCCAAGCATGGCGAGAACGGCATCACCTACGAAATTGCTGGCGTCACGGTTGACCGCGCAAAGGTCATCGAGACGATCACAGCAGACTACCCGTTCCTTGTGGACGGCAACGGATCGACCGGAGGCGGGGCCAACGGCGGCAGCGGCGGGGCCGCGACGAAGAAACTGGCCGACATGACAACTGCCGAACGCGCAGACTTGCAGGCCAAAGACCCCCAAGCATTCCGGCAAATGGTTGCCGAGGCAAAACAAAGGTAACACACAATGGCTATTACTACCCTAGGCGATGTCTACAACGAAGACCTGCTCGCCTCCTACATGACCGAAGATCCCGTCGAAAAGACTGCGTTCTTTCAGTCTGGCATTATTGAGACGAACGGCATCATCAACGAACTGGCACGCGGCGCATCCAACAAGATCACCGTGCCGTTCTGGAAGTCCATCAGCGCCAACGTTGAGCCGAACTACAGCAACGACGTTTACACTGACATCGCAGTGCCGCGTGCCGTTGGTACTGACGTGCAGGAGGCTCGCGTTGCCTACCTGAACGAAGGCTTTGGCTCTGCCGATTTGGTTGCTGAGCTGAACAAGGCCGACCCGCTGCGTTATGTGGCCGGTGCGCTTAGCACCTACTGGATGCAGCAGGCACAGCGCCGCGTCATCGCAACCGCTGTTGGTATCTACAACGACAACGTTGCGGGCAATGGCGGCGACATGGTTGTCACCACGGCCACGAGTGGCACCGCCAAGCTGCAAATCGACGCGGCCACCGTGATCGACGCAGAGCAGACCTTCGGCGATGCTGAGAACTCGACGGGCGCGATTGCAATGCACTCCACCGTCAAAGGCCATCTGCGCAAGCAAGGTTTGATCGACTTCATCAAGGACGCGGATAACAACACGCAATTCGAGGTTTACGGAAACCGCCGCGTTGTTGTGGATGACGGTATGCCCATGTTCGGCACTGGCAACGACCGCACATTCCTGTCTGTGCTGTTTGGCCCCGGCGCTATCGGCTACGGCGAAGGCTCGCCAAAGGTTCCGCTGGAATACGACCGCCAGCCTGACCGCGCAAACGGTGGCGGCACCGAAACCCTGTGGACACGCAAGACCATGATCCTGCACCCGCATGGCTACGCCTTCACCAGCGCGACCATCACGGGCAACGCTGTTGAGAGCAACCCAATGTCCGCAAGCTGGTCCGATCTGGCCTTGGCCACCAACTGGACCCGCAAGCTGGACCGGAAGCAGGTTCCGCTGGCGTTCATCGTGTCCGGTCTGGCTACGTCCTAAGCAATACGGCGGCGGGATTATCCTGCCGCCTCACCCACTCGCATGAAAGGTTGACCCAATGGGAACCGCACCAAAAGACAACTACACCCTGCCATCCGATAAAGCCCTTTGGGGCTTCGCTGGCACCGCCGACAAGATCGAAGTCGCGCCGAACAAGGCCACCGACGTTGAAGGCGTAACCACGGCCAAGGACGACAAGTCCGGTCGCGGCAACGGGTCCAAGTAAATGGGCAACCGCTCAGCAGCCGATTGGCAGAAGGGCGTTGCCAATCTCGACAACTTGGAATCGCCCGCAGAGTATTTCCCATACACGCCATCGGCTGACGCCATCCCCGGCGGTGAAATCTTGCAAATCTACAGCGAAGGCGGCGGGACGGTAAACCTAACGCAGCCTAATGGTGTTGAGCGTGACGGCGTGCCTATGCAGCCCGGCTACAACCCCATCAAAGCCACGCACGTTCGCCCCGGCGGCACTGCGACGGACCTTTGGCTGTATCGCTAACGCTGGGGGCGTCCGCGCCCCTAGCCCACAACTGAGGGCGCATCATGGCATTTTACGGAACAGTCGCGGGCGCGGATATCTACCACGCCGATAGAGCAAACGCAGGATGGACGGGCGACGAAACCGCCAAGACCGCCGCGCTTGTTCGTGCAACGGATTACATTAACGCCTTCTATTTCTGGAACGCCTTCACGGCTGCGCAGATAGAGGCAGGCGACACCCCGCTAAAGATCGAACAAGCGGCGTATGAAGTCGCTCTACGCGAATTAACCGCACCCGGTAGCCTGACGCCCGATTATGTGGCGACGGCACAGGTGACGAAAGAGACAAAGCAGGTTGGCCCGCTGATGAAGTCGCTGGAATACGCCACATCATCCGGCGCGGCATCGTCCCGGCCACGCATCGCCCTGATCGACGGGATGCTGCGCGGCCTGACTGGGTCGGTCGCCGGGTCCGCTAACTTCGCGGTCAATCGCGCATGACTGCGTTTGATTATGCCGAGGCCATAGCAGACGCCCGCGAATTGCTGGCAGAGTTCGGCCAGATCGGCAGCATACATCGCACCACAAGCGCAGGGGGCGGGGCTACAGACCCTACAGGCGGCACTAGCACCGCCACGCCATACCCGGCGACGATGTGCGTCCTGCCAGTGTCACAGCGCGACGTTGACGGCACAACGATCCGCACCGGCGACTGGCGCGTCATCATTGAGGCGCTAGACATTGAGATTACAACCGCTGACCGCATCGTATGCAGCGAAGGCACGCTGACAATCATCGACCCCGGCAAGCTGGCCCCGGCTGGTATTGTCGTGATGTATGACGCGAAGGCCCGTGGATAATGGCCAACATCACCATCGCGCAATGGGCGGCTAAGGCAGAGGCCCGCATGGATACGCTGGTGCAGAAGGTCAGCATGGAGGCGTTCAGGGAAGTAATTGAGCGCAGCCCTGTTGATACTGGCCGTTTTCGTGGCAACTGGCAGGCGGCTATCGGGTCGCCGCCCACAAGCATTGAGGCGGTTGGCGAAGGATACGAGGCAGTTGTTGGGCGGTTCGCGCCGGGGCAGGTCATATTTCTAGTGAACAATCTGCCCTACGCTTTGCGCCTTGAGTATGGCTACTCGGATCAAGCGCCCGGAGGCATGGTGCGACTTGTGGCACAGCGCTGGCAGCCCATCGTGAACGAAGCCGTCAAACAGATTGCGAGTGGCACATGACCCCAGACGCAGCAATCACAGCCGCGCTAATGACGCGCACCGAAACACTGCCCTATGCGCTGCTGATCCCCAGCAAGGGCGGCGATGAACCTTCCGGCGAATACGTCGAGGCGCGGCAGATCCCCAACGCAAGCACGCGGGTCTATCTGGACAGCGGCGAACCAATCACCCGCATGGGCATCCTACAACTGACACTGTGCAGCGTGCCGGGGCAATATGAGATCGTTTACCGCGAACGTGCTGGCCAGGTCGCCGAAGCGTTTCGCACTGACTACCTGCCCGCAATCGACGGCGTGACGGTGCAAATCGTCAAGGCTGACGTGGCGCAGGGTTTCGCAGACGGCCAGCACTGGCGCGTGCCTGTGTCCGTCTATTACCGCACCCACGCCTAGGAGGCTCCCAATGGCTAAGAAGCAACCCGCCCCGGCGGCAACAATCGTTCGCGTGCAGACCAGCTTTGGCAGCGCCCCGGCATTCCACATCACAGGCGAAGCGCCCGAAGTCGGCACCAAGTTCGCGGCAACCCTGCCGAACGGCGTGACCTACGCGGGCATCGTAGCAGACACATCGGACGATGACGGCAAAACGCTGGTCACGTTCAAGGACGGCATCGCGCCAGTCTAAGCATTCGGCACACTTGCCGTTTACCCCGCGTCCCGCGTGACGCTTCACCCCACAGAAGGATAACCCAATGGTTATTGCACTACGCCCCAGCGCGGGAACGAAGGTTTACGTTTCCGCTGCGCAGCCCGCCTCGATTGACGACACCGGCTATGCCGCCCTGACTTGGACCGAGGTTAAAGGCTTCGACCAGATCGGCGAAATCGGTGACGCAGATGAAGTCGGTAACTTCGACTCCATCACCGAGGGCCGCATTAAATACCGGTCGATCAATGACCCCGGCGAAATGTCACCGAACATGGCCGACCTGCCAGCCGACCCCGGCCAAATCATCATGCTTGCGGCCAAGAACGCGGCCAAGGGTTCGGCGGCTGAAACCATCAGCTTCAAGGTTGAGGACGAGAGCGGCCTCGGCACCTACGCCCTGATCCTCGTGGCGAAGTGGTCGCGCATGTATGGCGGCGCAACCGACGTGCAGATGCGCGCGGCCACCCTGCCGATTATCGCGGGCAGTATCGTAGAATACTAAACCCGCCGCGCCAGTCGGGACAGCCTGACTGGCGCACCCTCCCATCACATAACATCGAAAGAGGCCAAGAATGGACCTAAGCAAGTTTGACACCCGCCAAAAAGCATCCGAAGGCATTGAGGCCCCGCTGATCATCGGCGAAGAGACAGTTTACGGCGACGACGACAAGCCTGTCACGTTCCGCACCAAGGGCATTGCTGACCCCGAAGTTCACGCCGCGCTGTTGAAAATCGTTGATGGCAAGGGCCGCACCGCGAAGGAGTCCGCAGAGTTCGACATGAAGCTGGCACGGATTGCAATTATTGGCTGGTCCGACAACTTTGAAGTCGAAGGCGAAAAGCTGGAATATAGCAAGGCCAACATCGAAAAGGTCTGCGCAAACCCCGTTGTGCGAAAGGCGGTTCTGTCGCCGATCTTTGACGAGAAGTCTTTTATGAAAGGCTCCTAAGCGGGGCCGCACTTCACCTAAGACAAGAGGCGTGGCTGCAATCGGCCCCGCCTGAGTTCGGATCATCGCGCAGGGCGTGGCTGGCCCGCAATCATGGGGCTACCAAGGCGGCATCGTTCGAGGTGCCGTGTGGGCCGCTAGAATGGCTGTGCGACATGGTTGCAGACGCTGGCTATGTCCGGCGCGAATATACGATGAACGGTGCCGCGTTTGCCCCGCTAGGGTGGCGCGAAATCAAGGACTGGATGGAATGCACAGGGCAGGGCAACATCCCCGCCACATTCCTGCGCGGCATGATCCAGCTATCAGCGGCGATGGCGGCACAGATTGAGGCATCATCCGACATATCGTGTCAGGTGCCGTATGATCCGGCCAAGGATTAGCCCGTTATCAGCAAGTCGTAGACCTGATAGTCATTCGACCCCTTGGCAAAGCTAACCATTGCCGAAAACGACGATCCGCCAACGTTGCCAGTGACGATATAGACGCATTCGCCGTCTGCATGGGCCTGCACGTTGGCGAACTCGGCATCCGGCGCAACCTGTCCCGATGTGGCCTTCTGTGCAAATCGCTTTGCGGCAAGTTCGCTGCCGCACTGGTTGACGATATCATCCGAGAAAAACCAGATACCGCCGAACATAATCGCCACTGCCGCAAGCAGTGAATAGACAAAACGCATCGCAATCTCCCTTTTCTGCCTAACAGATATGGGACATTGGCGCATCGGACAAGGATTGCCTCATGGATATTGCGACACTTGGCATCAGCGTTAATAGCAGCGACCTCAAAAAAGGCACCGCTGATCTTGAGCGGTTCGGCAAGTCCGGCGACAAGGCGTCTATCCAACTTGACAGCTTTGCCAAGACCGCTGCACGCGCCGCGTTGCGTTTTGCGGGGGTCGGCAGTGCCGCTTTGGCGGCAGGGAAAGCCCTTGGCAGCGCACAAGCCTACGTCTCCATGACGAACAGCCTGCGGGCGATGGGGCTTAGCGGAGATCAAGCCGTGGCCGCGTTGGATCAAGTGGCCGCTGCCGCACAGCGCACCCGCGCACCACTTGAAGCTACCGCACAGCTTTACCAGCGCATCAGCATTGCAGGCCGCGACCTTGGCGCATCGTCCAGCGACGTGCTGCGGTTCACCGAAAACGTCAGCCTTGCGCTGGCGCAGACGGGTGGATCTGCCGCGTCCGCATCCGGCGCATTAACGCAGCTATCGCAGGCCATGTCCGGCGGCACTGTGCGCGCGGAAGAATTTAACTCCATCCTTGAGGGCGCATTCCCGATTGCACAGGCTGCGGCCAACGCTATCGACGGCGCGGCGGGTTCCGTTGGACGTCTGCGCAACATGGTTGTCGAGGGCAAGGTGTCCAGCAAAGAGTTCTTTGATGCGATCATTTCGCAGACTGCCGAACTCGAAGCTGCATTCGCTAACACAGTGCCGACCATCGGCCAAGCCGTTACCGTTCTTGGCGATACCTTTACCGTCATGTCAGGCAAGATGGACGCAACGCTGGGCATCAGTAGCGCCATTGCAAAGGGCATCTTGGTTCTTGCGGACAATCTTGACCGAGTGGCCATCTATGCGGCGACGGCGGCTCTGATTGTGGGGGGGCAATTCGTTGTGTCATTCGTGGCGGCGCGTGGCGCTGTTGCGCTGCTTACGGCATCATTCGCTGGATTGAAGCGCGTAATATTTACAACTGGCATCGGTGCTATCGTCGTAATAGCGGGTGAGCTTGTTTACAGATTCTCCAATCTAGTCAAGGCGACGGGCAGCTTTGGCGATGCGCTGGAATTACTGAAAGACGTGGCAATCGAAGTGTTTGGCCGCATCGGTATGGCGTTTGATGTCGTCCCGCTTGCTGTGGCCGCTGGCGCTAACAAGATGGCCGCTGTGTTCTATGACGCATTGCGCGGGATGATGATCGGGTTTCAAGACCTGATTAATACCGTGGTCACTGGACTGAACAGCGCGCTTGGAACATCGCTTTCAACTGTCAGCGGCATGGGCGACGGCCTTTATGATATGGCCAACGCAGCATCTGCTGCGGCTACTGCTGCATCTGGCGCGGGCAACGCAATCCTTGGGGCTGTCACAGCGCCGCTGGAGTCGATTGCTGCATTGCGCGAAGTCGTCACCAGCATGCCTGCCGACTTCGATGCCGTTGGTGGCGCTGCTGGCGCGGCTGCGGGTGCGCTTGACGGCGGTGCGGGCGGCAAAAAGGGCCTTTCGGACGCGGCAAAAGCAGCCAAGAAGGAAATGGCTGATGCTGCGCAAAAGGCCAAGGAACTTGCTGACGAGATTGAACGCCTAGAGTTCGACGCGGACCCGATCAAGAAATACAACGCCGAGATGGAGCATCTGGCTGAGTTGTCCGCCGCTGGATTGAGCGATGGCGCATATGCGAAAGCTGTCGCCGACCTAAACGACGAACTGGCGCAAAGCTATCCGTTGATTGGCGACGTGTCCGACGCGTTCGGCGACTTCGTGGCCGGTGGCTTGTCCGACTTCAAGGGCTTCGTGTCGTCCATCCTTGGCAGCTTCAAATCGATGCTTTCCGAGATGATCGCCACGGCAGCGCGCAACAAGATCATGCTGTCTATGGGCATCGGCGGCGGTGGTGTAGGCGCTGCGGCGTCTGCTATGGGCGGCGGTTCCGGTATCGGCGGAATTTTGGGCGGCATTGGCTCGTCATTCATGGGCGGGGCATCCGGCGTTGTCAGCGGCCTTATGTCCGGCGGCCTGTCTGGTGGGCTTGGTGCTGTTGGCACGTCTTTGGCGGGTGCAACTGCTGGCCTGTCTGGCCTTGCCGCTGCGGCGGGTGCTGTGGCTTTGCCGCTGGCTGCTGTCTATGGCGCATTCAAATTCTTCACTGGCAGCACCAAGGAGCTGGACGCTGGTATTCGCCTCAACATTGAGGGCAACGAACTTCTGGCCGAAAGCTATAAGAAGGTGCAGAAATCGCGCTTCTTTGGCCTGTCTAAAAGCACAAGTGAAAACTACAGCCCGCTAGAAAACACGGGCCTGTCTAAAGCATATGCCAGCATCTACGAGGGTGCAGAGCAGGCCGCATGGGCGCTTGGCTTATCGTCCAAAGCACTCAAGGGCTACACCGACGAAATCAAGATATCCACAAAGGGCATGGATGAGGCGCAAGCGCAGGCAGCTGTAATGGAAGCATTGCAGCAAGCACAAAACGGGATTGCGGGCGAGTTCTTTGACGCGCTAGGCAAGGGGTCGCGCCGTCTTATCGCGGACGGCGAAGAATTGGGCGCAGCCATGCAGCGCGTCGCCGCAACGGTGCAGG